GATCCATTGTATTTGTCTGCGGAACATAATGTATCAATTGATTTAAAAATAAATCCTCTACGATTTTCGAAAAACATATAGCCACTAGTGCCTTTTGTTTTCGTGTAATCTGAATTTGATATTGGTGGAACAGAAGAAGTTACATCTGTTTTATTGCCACCTGTATTAAATTTAGATTTATTTTTATTAGTTTTTGGTTCTACATTTCCTCCACGAGGTACAGATTTTAATTTGATGCTATCAATAATACTAAATGGAGATTTTTTTCCTGGGTTAAAGATAATATTATAGACAGATGGATCAACTATGACATCTTTATTGGTTTTTAAATACTGCTTAAGTAAATCTGATACAATTTTATCTGGCTTTCCTTTTAATGTTTTTGCTACACGAACACCTTCATTCAATAATGCTTCTTCAGAAATCAAACCTAGCGAATAAGTTTGAAATCTATCGCCAGTAAATCTACTTCCAATTTTATATACTCTCATTTTATATTGATATGTCTGCTCATCTGATGCTTCGATGACAAGATCTACCTTTTCAAATCCTTGTATAGGTAAATTTGCAATCAAGTTTGCTCCAGCATCAACCAAAGTTAGCTTAGCGGACACAGTAGGCAGTGAAATATTTTCGAAGTAATCAAATCTGACAACTAAATCAGTGATATCAACTGTTTTAGATCCTTTTACATCAGTTATATTTGCTTTTTTTAATATAAAACTAGAAGCGTATGGTGTTTTTTCTGACATATTAGGTAGCCATTATATCTGAATTGAATAAACCAGAATTTAAAATAGGATTAGTGCCTGGAGATGCAGCAGTAGATTCTGCAGTTGAAGGTAGTGAAGTTGATGCCATCTTAGGTGTTTGTCCTGGCATCATCATGGCAACAAAATTTGCACTACCTGCTTTACTATCTATCTCTTGAGCGATAGCTTCTGTTTGCACTTGTTTGTTTGCTCCTGGTGGAGGAGCAATGGATGCTTGAGGACCGATTCCAGTAGTAACTCTACCTCCATTGGTTGATTCAAAATACTCCACAATACTTTTTGCTTGTGGTTTTGAAGGAGCCATGTTAAGTTTTTCAGCACCCCTATAAAAATCAAAACCTTTTGTAGTTTTATGTGCTTTAATTACGCCATATTGTGGGTGAGTAAATTGTCTTTCTTCTCCCACTTGCAATCCATAATTATTTGTGATTGCTTGACCCAATTGTGTTGCAGTTCCAGGCGAAGTTTGTTGAGTAGTAGTTGGTTGAGCAACTTTAACATCAGAAGATGCTGTTCTCAATCCAACGTTTCCTGCAGTATTAAATGTATGTCTTCCTGCTCTAAATTCATTTACTTGCTGAGATGTATCAGTACCAGCACCAGCATCATAATTTCTAAATCCAGTAGAGGCAGCACCTAATTGAACTTGTCTGTCAGATAAATTAAATGCCTGTTTAATTCTTTTTTTAAATTCTGGCATATTCATCAATAAATTATAAGCTTCTTCTGCTCTAGCATTTTCTTCAGCAGACAAAGCTCTATTAAGTTTTCCTTCTGCATATGGTTGATACTGATTTTTACCTTGAATAACATCAGTTACACTACCACTGGCGGCATTAAATTGTCCTGCACCAACAGTTCCAGATTGAATAAGAGAAGCTCTATTTAAAACGGATTGACCAACCATAGCCATACCTTCTATTCCTTCACCACCAGCTTCGGCAATCATCAATCTTTTTAATAATTCTTTTTCATTTCCAGTAATATCTGCTGGTTGTGCTGTTCCTCCTGGTGGTGGAGGTGGTGTGGTATTAATACTTTCGCCAAGTTTATTAAGGAATGAACCAAAACCATCCATCATTTTAGCTAGCAAATCTTTTTTAGATTCTCCATCTTCTTCAGTATCTTTTCCTTCACCTGGCTTACCAGTGACACTTGGTTTAGTTTTGTTTACAATTGATTGAGGCAGTCCAAATACATCTGCTATTGGTCTTGATATTTTTTCTATCTCTGGAGCAATATTTTCTCCTTCGCTTCCTAGGCTACTAGTGAGTCTAGAAACAGCAGCTAAAATAGAACCGCCAGCAGCCATCATTGGTAGTGACATAGCATCTACTAATGGTTGTGCCATTGCTGATGATTGCGTTGTTCCACCAGAAGCAATTCCTGTCATATTAGTAATACCAAATCCAAATCGTCCTCCAACAGAAGACTTCGGTGTACCTTTTTCGTAAGTAGGTAATTTCTTTGGCTTAGGTCTTACCTTGCCATCCATAGCACTAGGTTCTCCCTGTGTATAATTATTGTCAAGGGGGATTACCATTTCATTGCCATGAAGCTTGGCAAGATAGCCACTGTCGGGACCAGAAATAATACCACCAGTTTCTGCTTGTGGTATATCCATTCCTGGCTTTGCTATGCTAGAGAAAGAAGGATACCCACCAGCAGGTCTTTCTATTGTTGGAGCATTGATAATATTAGTAGTTGGCTCAACATTTTCTGATAATTGAGATAATATTGTTTCATTAATCTCCGTTTGAGTGTCATCAGGAACTTCTGTCTTAGCAATATCTTTAATTGCTTCTAATTTATCTTCTTGTTTTTTAGCAGTAATCTTTGCTACTGTACGTTTTTGTGATTGTGTTTGATTTGAAATAGCAGTAGCAATTTGATCAAGCTTATCTTCTAACGTTGTATTTCTTAATTTTAATTGTTCTACTAATTCTACTTGCGCTTTAGCAGCACTAACAATTCCAGCAGAAATTCCCGCTGTAGTTTTCCCAATAGATTCTGCTGTCTTGTTTAGAGAATCTACAATATCAGTTAGAGTAGATAGTATCTCTTCTTTACTAACTCTTTTACTTCTGCCACCAGTCGCTTTTTGTATCTTCTTTACTCTAGATCCAACGATTGGACTCTGGGGTGTAGGTCTATTAATATTATCCTGATAACCATAATCAAATTTTGCTCTAAACATTTTTGTTTGAGCTGACGATACCTTCCTTCCTAGTAAAGGTTTAATAAATTTTAAAGTTGATCTTGGATTTTTACCTATACGTTTTGCTATTTTATATTTTTTATTTACATTTTTAAGTTGTTCTTTCTTCTTATCAATATAATTACCACCAAATTGTCCTGCTAAAGCTCTTCTGAAAAAGTGCCCCCTTTTAATACCAGCTTCTTCTAATGATGTGCCCGCTTGCTCTGCTTGTTTAGCAGCAAATTGTCTTTCGTTTTTAGCTAACTGTCTAGCTAATAAAATTTTCTCTACAATGTTACCAACATAATTGGTTCCATTATATTGCCTAGTATCTATAGCTGTTTCTGTTCCTGCTGCCATTAGATTACTTTCCTATGTTGATATTTAGTTAAGACCTAAACGACGCAGCACAAGTGCCCTTGTGGAAGAAGGTATTTCCGAAGTGTCGAACGTATTATAATTTTTATTATAACTAAACCTAACACCTTCTGTAGTTGCATTCTTTTCAAGTGCCTTGCCTGCATTACTACTAGCGGGTATCATAATAATTTGAGTATCTGTTTTTTTATCTGCACCTTGTCTCAAGTAATACTTAGATTGAGCTGGCTGCCTTTGAGTTGGTGGAGCTATTGATTGTTGTAAGTTTAATCCAGCAGCAATAGAACTTTCAAATGGCGCAGTTAAAGCATTCAATTGTTCTTTAGATACTTTCCCAGATTTAACTAATTGTTGTAATTCAGGAGACATATTACCCAATTCAAAAATACTTCCTCCTCTATTAGGAAGAGCAAGATCTCTAAATCCTCTATCAAATGCTCCATAATTTTCACCAAAATATTTTTCAACTGGGTTTAATTCTGCTTTAGAAGTAATTACACCTCTTCCTTTACCTTGTTTGGATTCCATTGAAGCATCCATATGCACTTCTAAAATTTCCCAACCTTCTTTTTCTTTTTGTTTATACCATTCTTTTTGCTTGTTCCAGCCAGCATCATCATCACCAAACATAGTATCTGGATTTACATATTGAATATTTGCATTTGGATGCTTTGCTTTTAAATTTGTGTACGCATTTTGTGCTAACATTTGCACTAAACGTTTTTCTTCTGGAGCACCACCACCTGCTCCATGTCCAGGGACAATCAAATATCCTTTATTACCAACACCAGAAACCTGTCCAAGATTTTTATTTCCCATAATTCCTTGTTGACCAAGACCTTCTACTTTTACTGGAGTTCCCGTTGGTCTATCAATTTTTTTAACATTTCCTCCACCACGTAATAATTGATTAACAATAGGTAAAGGATTCATATGCCCAGTTAAAACTCCTCCAGACCATCCTGTACCAACTTCCAAATGCAAATGTGCTCCAGTAGATCTTCCAGTGCTTCCTATTTTACCAATTACTGGAAAGACTCCAGCAGATGATGGTTCCAATCTTTGTCCTTTTGCGGCATTAATTTCACTTAAGTGACCATACAAAGAATATAATCCATCATCATGTTTAACAACTACAAAATTTCCCCATCCACCTGGATCACCAGATCCTTGTGAAAGTCTCCCAACATCAACTACAGTTCCTGGTTTGATAATTGAGATAGGTGTACCCATTGTAAATCTACTGCTTGCAATATCAATACCTCTATGTTTTCCTCCTCTGTCACCAAATTTATCTCCTACATCGGATGCTTCCACTGCGTAACCACCTTCAGCCATAAGAGAATCGCCATCTATTGTTGGTGTGGTAGTAGCATTTATATTTTTAAGTAATTGTTGGAACTTTCCTTCTGGATCAAGCATCTTCAAAAGTTTATCAGCAAAAGACTCTGGATCTTTAGTTTCTAAAAGATCTTTTTCGATTGCTCCCAACTTTTCTTCGGGAGTTTTCTTTTTTTTATCTCTAACTTTTTTTATAGTAGACTGAAGTGATGGTAAAGAACCACCCACATTAGCTTGCACCAAAGTACTTGGTACATCATATACTTTTGCTAATGGAGCAGCTACTTGCTCAAACATAGGAGCAATAGGAGCACCAATTGGTCCAAGTTTATTAATGTATTGAGTTGTTGCAGCAAGAATAGTTCCACCAACTGGATCTACTGGTTGCATATTAGCAATATTTTGATCCACGATTGCTTCTGTGCCATGAAGTATAGCTGTTCCTGGTTTGGTTAGTCCGCCAACTTCATGCTCCCCATTTATTTTATCTGCTCCAGTTGATATGTCTGCAATTTTAGACCCCGCCATACTGCCTGCGGCGCTGAATGCAGCCCCGATCAACAGACCAGCTACCGTCCCCACCCCAGGGAATAACATCGTGCCTAGAGCGGCTCCTGCGGCTGCCCCAGCGAGTGATCCACCCACTCCTGCAATTGCCTGAACCTCAGATTGTCCAGCCGATTTCCTTTCAGAATATTCTAACGCAGAAAGTGCTTGTCTTATTCCAGGAATGTTTCTACCAACACCTTTTAACTTCGACACACCACCCATCCCCTGAGCTGCTGCTCTAGATGCTCTCAAATTATTAGTAAAGTTTGATACTTTTTTAGGGAGTATACGAGTAATTCTATTGGCAGCAGAAGATTTAATTCCTGCAGAAATTTTACCAGGAATTTTTTGTAGTCTTCTTGTTTCAGTTCTTAATGATCTAAGTTTTTTTGGTAATTTTCTATATGCTTGTCTAAGTAATTTTCTTCTATAGTATTGTGAAATTTTCGACTGTCTTTTTTTACCAGTTGCTCCCTTTCCTCTGAGATCTGCTGGTGTTTCTGTTCCAGCAATATCAACTTGATTTTCTAATCTTTGTTCTGCTAATCGACGCTCTTCATCCTCCGCAAATTGTTTAGATATTTCAGTTTGCTTGTTAAAAACTTGTAGTATAGCATCTAGTTTCTGACCAATGATTTCATTTTGTATATCTAAATTTTCATATATTCCAGAAGTAACTTGTAAATTAGCTTGAACTAATTGTGTTTGCTCCTGTAATGACTTATCAATACTATCAAGTTGACCTTGAATTTTATAAAGATTTGTGGTTAAAAATTTAAAAATTTTAGTGTTAGTTACATAACTTCCTGTTCTTGGTTTTCTTGGTTTATTTTTTCTTTTGTTTACCGTAACAACAAGTTGCTCTACAAATTCTGGATCTAATTCATCCTGCAATAGTTCATCTGGGATGTCATCTTCCGATCCTATATCACCTTCTTCATCATCATCCGCTTCTATAGCATCAACAATTTGTTCTTCAATATTTTCTGCTACTTCTTTTTCTTCAGGTAGCTCTTCTTCTACTTTAACAAAATCAAGTAGATCATCTAAACCTTCTGGTTCTTCTTCATCTTCTTCCTCTTCATCATAGTCTTCTTCTTGATTTGGTTCATCAAATGGACCATCATAGATTGGTGGAATAATCAATTCCCCACCATCATCTTCTATTGTATCTGTTCTTAGACCAGTAACAATATACTCAAGAATTCTCTTTCTGTATTCTTTTAATTCATCATAATCATCACGATAATTTAAACCAGTAACGGCAAATATCCATTCTCTAATAGCTAATTTTTTTTCATTTGGGGAAATCATATCCCCCTGTTTATTTTTACTTGATGCCCCAGCATAATAAATTGCTTTATCAATATCAGATTTAAAATTTAAATCATATAATCCTCTCTGACCCCACATATAGCGAGGTTTAATAAACTTTTGTAGTTCTGGATATAATTTAGGATGATTTACATTTCGTTGCTGCGGTTTTTTAATTTCCTCAACTGGTTCTGGTTCTATTGGAGTTTTAGTATCTTCAGCAGTTTCAGTTCCAGCAGAAGATATACCATAAAATTCTTTTAACTGTCTAGTGATCGCTCGTATAGCATCATTCTCTTTGCCAACCATCAAGTCACTATCAATACCATCATAATATTCTGGTAGCAATGAAGGAACTAGCCAATTATCATTGGCAGCAATAGTATCCTTTGCTTTTTGAATACCTTCTTGTGTGTGTGGAAAAACTCTATAAGCAATAAGAGTTCCAACAGCAATTTCTGTATTATCTCTGCCGTTTTTTCTTATTGGTTTTATCGCCTTTTCGGGTATCATCGATTAGCTGCTTCTTGTTTTGCTTTTTCTTCCTGAATATACTGCATCAATAAAGAAGTATATACTTCTCTTTCCCACGGCATCAAATTTTCAATCTCAGTCAAAGAGTATTTATGATACTGCATCAAAGCAAAATTTGTTTTATAGTACCCTTCCATACTATTTTGGAAGAGTGCTATGCGAAAAAATTCTGTAGACCCTCAATAGTGTACTCAGATTCGACACCAGTATTTGGATTAACTACTTTAAATTTATGTTGAAGTTTGGGCATAGTCTCATAAAATTTTTGAATTTCTTCAAACTGTTTTGTTGTTAACCCTTCAACAAACTCTCGAAATTCTTTCTTGGATGTGGTAGAAGAATCATAAACTTCTTCAGCATCAAAAATTTGTTCAATAGAATCAGCAATGAAATTAAATACTTCTTCTGTCTTGATATCTTTTTCTAAAAATTCTGCTTCAATAAAACGTTGCATACCAGGATACTTCATAACAATACCCAAGTTGTCAGTAAGCATGACCTTATTGGTATGACCTTCTGGGAAGTATACTTCTACATCATTAATATTAATTTGAGTTTGAACTCTAGTGGCATTGTCATCTGTGCATGTCACATTCATATCAATAATTTCGCCTACTGCTGCTGCACGAATTCTCAAGAAAATATATTCCAAATCAAATGCAGGAAGATCATCTACTTTGATTCTACTAATCACACAATTTTTAATCAAATCTTTTACCGCTGCAAAAATTTGATCTTCGTCTTCCGATTCTAGTGCAATCAATAAAACCTTTTCTTCCTTAACAATGAAAGGTCTATACTTAATAACTTTTTTAGTTGAGGGTAATTCTAATTCAAATGTAGGTACACCAAGCTTAGGTAATGCCATGTATCTTTAAATCAATTCGTGTAATTATTTATCCCTTATATCCATTGGTGATATCATTATAAGCCACAGTATGCTTTCTATAATAAAAATTAGCAGTCACTTTAGTTATCTGTGAAGTGCCATACGATAAAGGAACTGCATCAATAGCATATGGATAACATTCTTCCATGATATATGAAATTGGTGCTCTACTATTTGGAGCATTAGCTCCCTTTTCAGTTTTGGTTACTCTAACTGTAGCCAAATATTTTTCTGGATATTGTAAACGAACTGCTCTATTAATTAAATTTGGGTTAACAGTTTTGACAGTGCTCAATTTATTTTTTGATAAAGTTTTTATTTCCTCTGTAGATAATCCATTGAAAATGAAATTATGCCAAGTGGTAATAAACTTTAATGGAGTCATGTTAGCATCGCACATCCAGCTCAAACTAAAGTCACTGTATAGTTTTGTGTGGGGATAACTAACTTGGCCTTCTCCCATATGCACTCCAGTTATTTGTGCAGTTGCTGCTTGAATATTTGGAAGCTGTGCTTCGTCGCACAGTAAACTAATTAAATACCCAAGCTCAGTAGTATTTTTTGTGTTTGGATTAATTTTAACCGTGCTGCTAATTGTTTGTGCTAATTCAGAAGGCAGTTCAAACTCAACGTCATAACCATTTGTCATGGACATACCACCGCCACGAGATATGACGCTGATAAATTGAGCTATTGAATCGTTCTTTGCCACTCTAAATATACATGGAGGGTATATGTATTTATGGCGTATTCTGGTATTTACAAACCAAAGAACCCAAAAAAATATAGAGGAAACCCTACGAGAATTATCTACCGTTCTATGTGGGAGCGGAAATTTATGGTGTTTTGTGATGGCAACGATAGTATTGTAGAGTGGGGAAGTGAAGAAGTAATTATTCCCTATCGTTGTCCTACTGATGGTAGAGTTCATAGATACTTTCCAGACTTCTACATCAAAGTTAAAAGTAAAGAAGGAAATATTAATAAGTATTTGATAGAAGTTAAACCAAAGAAACAAGTTGCTGGTCCAGTTGAAAAACCAAAAAGAAAAACTGCTGCTTGGAAAAGAGAAGTCCTAACCTACATGAAGAATCGTGCCAAGTGGGCAGCAGCAGAAGACTTCTGTGAAGATAGGCAGATGAAGTTTTTAATCCTCACAGAAGATCATCTAGGAGTATAACATGGCAGCTAAGAATAATTTAAAACCAAAATCATATGCTAAAGATGCTATTGATAGATGGTCTTATTTGAGCGGTCATGAGTTACCATCCTTAAGTAATTACACTCGTGATCAAATACGTGCTCTTGCTTCTAAGTATGGCATAAAACGTTACTCTTCATACAAAGATATGAATGAGTTAGCCGATGCTGTTAGTAAAACCGAGGGGTTTATCCAAGCAGGCAAACAACAAACAAGTCAAACAATATTCGAAAAGATTAAAGATAAAACTGAGGGAGAAAGTAAAAGCTTAACGTGGTATAAAACAACTCTAAAGTCTTTAAGTGCTTCAATCAAAACAGAACCCTCTCGCATGAATGAGCAAGAGAAATTTGATTCGATTGGAGCGTTAGTTAATCAAGATCAAAATGTAAATCGTCGTGTAATATTTCCTGGACACCTATGCTTTTTTGAATACAAAGCAGAGACACCAGACCTTCCATACTATGATAAGTATCCTTTATTATATGTGATGAAAGTATCTGGAGGAGAATTTTGGGGTGCCAATTTACATTATCTAGCACCAAAGAAAAGATTAATAGTTATTGATAAACTAGAAAAGGGAATGATTGACATTCCTAAGGTAATCATTCATAAATATCTTTATAAAAGATGTAAAAGTTTGTTCTTAGATTTAGCAAAACAAGAATGGGTGACTGCTTCTGCTCTTCCTGTAGAAGATTTTGTGTTGATGAAAGGCGGTGGTAAAATTGAATACCCAAAAGAATATGTTTGGGAAGAAACAAATCAATACTGGAATGATCGTATCAAAGGCACAAGAATCGTTAAAGGAACCAACAGGAAAGATATAGAGAGAATCAAGTAATGTCAGATTACACACCAGGAGAATTTGGTTTACCAACAACAACCCCAGGTACAACTGGAGTACGAGATACTGAGGGCAGACCTATTATTCCTGTAACTGAAGCTGCAGCCAGAGCAAACGCAGAATCTACTACATCATTATCAGAATTTGCTGCTGATTCAAAAACAGATGGCACCATTAGATTAAAACCATCAATAAACAATACTTCTACTGGCAGTTTAAGATACCCTAGTAATATAACTGCATCAGAAACTGATTATGTAGTGTTTGAGTTCTTTGATTATAATCCTCCCTTCGGCAAAGGTAAAGGTCAGGGAGGTCTCGATGAATTTAGTGCATCTAATGCATACAATTTTTATAACGCATCTGGTTCAAGTGAGAAGGCAAAAAAAGCATCTGGTTTTGCATCAATTGTACTTTACATGCCAGAGGATATTCAATCTCAGTATGGTGCTAGATGGGGTGGAGCAGACTTTGGTACTGCAGCAGTAGGAATGATGAGAGGTCTTGGTGGAAAATTACCAGAGCCAGAAGTTGCTATTGATGCATTAGAGGGGATGACAAAATCTAAATTCTATGATCTTGCACTGAAAGGAATCAATAGCATGACTGGTTCCAACATTGGTTTGGATCAATTTATGGGTTCTGTATCAGGAACAATTTTAAATCCCAATACTGAAATGCTATACCAAGGAGCTGATCTAAGGACGTTTGGATTGACATTTAAAATGACACCCAAATCTGCAGGAGAAGCAATCAATATCAAAACAATCTGTAACACATTTAAAAAAGCAATGCTACCTGAATTGGGTGGTCAATCATTTGGCGGAGAATCCGTAGCTCTATTGACAGTTCCTAAGTTGTGTCAAGTAACTTATATGAGAGCTGGAAAAATACACGAGTATCTACCAATGTATAAGTTATGTGCTATTGCTGGTGTTGATGTTAACTATACACCTGATGGTGCTTATGCTACATACCAAGGTGGATCTCCAGTATCAACACAATTGACAGTAAGTTTTAAAGAAACCAAACTGCTATTTGCAAACGACGTAAATCTAGAGGGCAATAGTTACTAACATGTACTTCAGAAACATACCAGATATTGAATACGATACGAAACCAATCCGTTATCCTTTTTCGGAATCTGATTTTGTACGAGCAAAAAATTTCTTTAGAAGATACCAAATTAATCCAGATGTATTCTCTTACTCTGTATACTTTAAAAAGTATGCTGTAAAAAATGGAGAAAGATTAGATAGCATTGCTGAAAAAATGTACAATGATCCTTTCATGGACTGGGTAATTGTATTAACAAATAATATGATTAATCCTTTATTTGATATGCCTCTGTCAGAATATGATTTAAGAAAACACATCGAATCAAATTACGAAAATCCATATGGAGAGATTCATCATTATGAAACAACAGAAGTAAAGAATAGTCAAGGAACTATTGTATTAAAGAGTGGTCTGATTGTTGATGAAACATTCCATGAATCAACATTTAAATACTGGAATGGTAATGGTGTTGCAGAAGTTCTTGGTAGTGAAATATCATATCCAGTTACTGTATTTGAATATGAATCAAATGAAAATGAAAAGAAGAGAGAAATTTATTTACTGAAACCACAGTACATAGAACCATTCATTGCTGATTTCAAAAAAACTAATCTGTATAGTAAGTCATCTGATTACATATCAAATGACTTGAAAAAAACTGGAGTATAAAAAAGGGGGTCTTACGACCCCCTTTAGTTTTATCAGTCTTCCTCTGCCAGTCGGGCAAAGTAACTGAGAGCATCATCATCATCTTCAGACTTGAAAGAAGGAAGATCAACATCACGAGCCACAGTTGCTGTAGCTACAGGAGTCGGTTCTTCATCTTCATCATACTGAGCCTGACGGGTTGCAGGAGCAGTGCCAAGTACAGAAGACATACGAGTTTCCAGTTCCTCGTAAGATTTAAACTCATCAGTAGAAGTAAATGCTTCCAGAGAATGCTCTTGCTTCCAAATCAGTTCCAGCTCATCATCGTCAGAACTAAGAGCTGCGGGAGAAGCAAACTCAGAAGCATCATAGTTCCAATAACCACCAATGGTACGGATCTTGATCTTAAAGTTAGCACCTTCCCAGAGATCAAACACGTTGATAGGAGTTTCATCTTGGAACTCAGGTTGCATAGCAGCAAGAATCTTATCGTGAATCTTTTTGCCATACTTGAAAAGCATTACCTTTCCATTGTTGTCAGGATTCTTGGGATCGTTGACAACATAGATGTTGCTGTAATAAGAAAGCTTACGCTTACGTTGACGAGCAACTTCTTTATCAGATTCAATACCACTATTCCAAAGCTTGGTATTGGCAGCACAGACTGGGCACTTGTCACCATTAGTGGTGGGACAATTATCAATCAGCCAGCC